GTGGGCGACAAGCTTCTTACCGAGCGATGTGGCGAGGGCGAGCTTACTCGTCATCGTCGTCTACCTCTCCCTCGTCCCCCTCGGGGACATCCGCCTCAGGCGGAAGCTCATCAGGGTATCCGGGATCAAACCAAAAGTCGGCTGACATCTATCTTTCCTTCGCTGCTGTAATGGCCGGCAGCCCTACCGGCTGCCTTCGGCATGCTCGGCACCGCAGGGCCGAGAGGCATGAAATTAGGGACGTTCAAAGAGCGGACCCAACCTAGGACGCCTGCGAGCCCTGGCAGGCTCTCTACGGCCTGCCCCTTGTGCGGGAACGGGGCATCCTCGGGGATGCCGCACACCAGGATTTGAATCCCCTCGGAGTTGACCCACATGCCGCGCCTATCGGCCGGCAACATCTGAATCACTTCGTCGGTTCGTGCGTCATAGACGATGTGGGGGCAACGGGCTTCGGCATTGGCGTAGCGAGCCGCGAGCGCGGCTGAGTACTCGTCGCCCAGTCCGGAGGCGATCCATAGACTTCGCGGGGCATCCATTGCCAGTGAGCCGGCGTCTCTGTAGGCGCGTACCCTGCCCGCATCGGGCATCCAGGCAGGCAACCGGTCTCCTCTGCTTGTGCGGTCAACTTGTCCACGGCCTTTTCCACCTTGGTCAGGCGATCGGCCAAAGAGCCGCCGCCATTCGGAACCAGATGAGATCTGACCTCGTCTTGCATGTACGCCTTGAGCCCGCGCATGATGGCGCGGTAAGCGAGCGTTCCTAATCCGATGATGAGAGCGGTCGCGACTGCGACAGTGATTTCAGTGACCATTAGTTCAACGTCCGTAGCTCGACCGTCAGAATGCCGCCCCAAGACTCCCGCGGCTGCGGGGAAACCACCTGACGGAACTCAATCTGCTCGATCGTGACGGGCTCTGATGTGTTGTTGGCAAGGTCCTCGAAGAGGACCACTTCGCCGGCAGAGTCGAGCTCTTCCATAGTCTGGAGACGCTCAAGCCCGAATCCCGGATAGCCACCATGCACACCGTTGATGTCCAACTCACTGTCATAGCAACGCAGCGGGATCACATAACGTCGCGGGCGCGGTCCGCCCGGCAGGCTCTTAACCTGATATCCGCGAAGGATCGGCGTCTTTGTAGCGTCGCCGGTAGGCGCCGAGAGCGTGAAACGAAGCTGGATGAATTCCTGCGGCGAGGTGGGCACATTGATGGGTAGGTCTTCGTCCTGCTGGGCATTGCTGGACACTGACGCTAGAAGCGTCGTCGTACCCGTGTCATCCACAGACGAGACGGCAACAGGCCCGTCAAGGTCGGCCTTGATGCGGAACCGCTTGAACAACTTAGGCCAGAGCGTGTTATGCCGAATGCGACCGGTCGTGAACCAACCGCTCGTTTCATAGTCCGTCGTGGATTCCACGTAAAGCCCTTGGCCGGCCACGGCCAACACAAGGCGCTCCTGGCGCCCGAACGTCGTCACGCTCGCAACGTCGCCCGTTGTATGGGTCATCGCGTCTTTGGCGTACGGGTAGCGTCCGCTCCCGAGCAGTTCCGCGAGGTCGATGCGCAAAGCGCCGGAGGAGTCGTCACTGAATCCACCGGTGAAACCGGCGAAGACGAAATGGTCACGAGCCACGAAGTCCATGACAGGGTTAGGAGTGGCGATCAGCGGCCCATACTCGACATCTCCGCCCGCGCCGATCACCGCGACACGGCAACCCTTGTTAGTGCCGATGAGCAAGAACTTTCCTACATACGTGTAGAGCGCGGTCCCGAGCTCTCCTCTGGGCAGCTCCGCCGCGGACGTGGCGAGCGTCAACGTAGGCAGCCCGCCAGTGGAAGCATTGAGCGTCATTTTCAGGATCAGCGACTCTGTCCCGTGATAGCCGATCGCATAGATAGCTTCCGGCCCATCAGAGATGCCGGTCCACACGAACGACGAAACAGGATGCGTGTAGATCGGGGTAGCCGGCAGCGCCAGAGGCGGACTGCCAGTTTCAACCAGCTCATAGATAGCGTCATCGATCGCCGCCACAATCCTGCCCTTACACCAGCGAACCAGGACGCGCGAGGCTGTGACCGTCCAGAGCTTGGCGCCGGTCGTCGTGCCGGTCAGAGAGCCCTTGTAGATCCCATCGGCAGCGCCGGCGTACCAGTTGGCGCCATCGGTGGTGATGCTAAGGATTGCCGACGAGCCACCCCAGGTGATCGCAGTAGCGCCCGACGAGGTCACGAAATACAGGTCGTCCCCATCGGCGTACAGCACGCCATCAGCGGACCCGACGACGCCCAGGGCGAGGACGCTCGAACCGCCTCCGGCAACCTCATCCATCTTGTGAAGGAGCTTGAATTGCCCCTTCGTCCATGGGTCAACGCCCTCGGAATCCGCGTAGCGGAATTCTGACGTGTCATCAAGGCGGACATCAGAGTTGACGATGCCTGTACCGAGGTGCCAGCTCGACTGTGAGCGAAGCCACCAGCCGGAAAGGGTCTGTTCTCCGGGCTCTAGCCCGTTGTCGAACTGATCTTTGCGGAACTGGGCAGACGAGCGGATCAGCGGATTCTCGGGGCTTGCGTCACTTCTAAAAGGGACACCGCCGATCGCATAATCATAGGTGTTGTGATAGTCCTGGAACGGGCTGGCTACCGACTCGACTCGATAGAGCGGTGTCGGTAGCGTGCCGGTGATGGCACTCTTCGGCCTTGGCATTACGCCACCCGATGAATAGAAATGCTAGCGTACTCGACCTGAATGTCTACCGGCGCAGCCTCGTCAGTGCCCAACCGGACCTCAATCCATCGGCCAGCGGACACCGCCTGGAAATCCCCGCTAGCGCTGAGCCGCCTCTGTGAGCTGCTTGAAAACGCCAATGTATTGCCGTCCGTCGCAACAATGCCCGCGTCCTGATGAACAATGTTGATAAAGGGTCCATCTGTTTCGATATCAACTGACGCTTGAGCAGTAGCCGACACATGCCAGACTCCATTAGCGACGTCGGTCGGAAGGGTGATACGAGTGCTGCTACCGTTGACCGCCCAAGTAGTATTACCGCCGACGTTATAGTCTAGATCAGGGAGAGGGATTGGTGCCGCCCCAGCGTCGCCCGCCGAACTGATGGCGACAGGGGTAGGAGTATCCCGAGAGCGCTTATAGGCCAGGCCGGTAGTTCCCCCGCCACTCCCACCGCCCTCGATCTCGCCGCCATTAGCGGCATTAGAGTGATCGTGAGTCGCATTGATAAAACTAGCGATCGTTGGGGTTACCAGGATTGGACTCTGCAAAGTGAGCCCGGTACCGAGCGTCACAGAGTTGAGTGTCCCGCCATTGATCGTAGGCGCGGTGAGAGTCTTGTTCGCCATTGTCTGCGTGTCGGTCGTACCGACAACGCTGGACGAGGAAGCGAGCCCATGCACGCCCGTCGAGTCGGCGATGTGGTCCTGAATGTCACGCAGGTCACGAGCCGAATAGCCATGCACAACGACCGCGCCCGAATCGTGGCTAGACGCTGCCGTACCGTCAACGCCTCGCGTGATAGTCCACGTGGTACCCACAACCGCGGTAACCTCGCACACCTCTTCAGTCGCAAGGCCAGGATCAATAAGAATCGTGTAAGGGACGGACGGATAGCCGGTGTTGGAGCCCACAGCGATAGACGTTTCAGAGCTATTGATGCCCGTCGAGAGCGCAGTCTCTTCAGCCACATTCGAGTAATTACGTGCCATCAGATATACCTAAAGTGGGTAGACGTAGGGTTGGCCCTGATCAGTCGCTCACGCTCACTCTGCAACGAGATCTGATAGAGCTGAAGGAAATGCCTGGAGGCATGCTGCGAAGCACCGGGCGGCACCTGCGTGGCGCGTAGTTGCTGCTCGATCGAGGAAATTTGCAGGCGAGGCATTTCGACCAGGCCGGCGAGGCGGAAACATGCGCTGTAGACGATGCAGTCTTCCGACGATGCGGCAAGCCCTGTCGCGGCAGCGAACTCAGTAGCCGAGTCCTCGAACACCGAAGGAGGCTTCATATACATGACGCGGATCGTCTGCCCAGGAATGGGCTCCTGGTAAATGTCGATACTCTTGCCCGTGTCGAACGATTCAGGATCGGCATGCGGGTTGTACTGCCACCGCTGAAGCGTCGCCCACCGCTGGCTCGGGCCAATGGTCCTAGTGGTCACACTGTGGACAAGGTCGGTATCGGCCGGCAGCTCGTACGTGGTACGAGCAGCGACCGCAGGGAACTCGACGGACGTGGACACATACAAGTCCGGGTAGACGCCACGGATGGCGTCATTGATGGACTGGTGGATCTGCCGCTTGGGGAACTTCGGCGAGTTGAGAATGCAAGAGTTCTCGCCATGGGCGACCGCGGTTGTGCCCTGGTAGCCGCGCCCGAAAGGCGCGATGGTCACATCACCAGTGGAATTGTCCACGCGGGAAACCCATAGAAGCTCGTCCTCGATCTCACACATGCCAGCACTGATGAATTTAGGGTCGTTCACCCGAAAGGTAAGCGCGTCATCGGTGATGGCGGAAACGGTCCAAGTCTTTTCCTCCTGATCACGGCTGAAGCCCTGAAGATAGGAGATGACTCGATCGGTCAACTGAGAGAGCGTGCTCATGCGATCGCCGCCAGCGCGCCAGGCGCGTCGAGACCATCTGTGCCGGCGAGTGCGTTGCAGACGCCTGCTAGGTCCTGGTCGTGTGGCCACTCATCGAGATCAGCCAGAGCCTTAGCGTTGAGAGCGCCAACGACGTCCAGGCCGTCAGTGCCGGCCCACGCGTTAGCTGCTCCGGCTTCGCCCAGGCCGTCAGTGCCGGCCAAGCGATTCAGCTCGCCTTGCAGGTCAAGCGCCATAGGGCGCCCCAACCTTGTCGCTCTGGTCTAGAGCGTGACGGATATCCCGAGTCTTGGTCGTGTCCGGCTTGATGCCCTGCTTACGTGCGGAGGCGTACAGGTCAAGCTCTGCGTTCCAGCGCTTGTCCGCACTGAAGTCGTTGCGCGGGTTCGTGGCCGATCGGCAATACCCGACCTTGATGCCGTGAGCGCGTCTGCACGCGCCCCACGACGGATGATCCTGCGTAGCGCAGGCAGAGATACACATTAGGTGATCAATTCCAGAGTGATGTATGAGCCGTAGCCGGCTGCGATCAATGCGTCTGCCTCGTCCACCGTCAGGACGTGGCGATGTCCGCCCATGTAGACCGCTCGTGCCGTCTCGATCTCGGTCTGTGCGGGATAGCGCACGGCCGACCAGACGCCGGAGGCGTCCTGCATGATCGTGATGCCTCGATGGATGCCAAACCGGATGTTGAGTCGGTCCCACGCGGCCGGCGTTTCCTGAATCGAGGGGTTGACGAGCACCAGGTGAGACAGGTTCCGGATCGTCGGGTCTTCTACCAGCTCGGCAGGCTCGATCCCAAAGGGCTCGATCGTCTGCGGATAGCCAAGCTGAAGACCTGGCGTGCCCCACGCCTCGCGCGTGGCGATGCCTGGGATAGATAGGAACTGCTCAAGGCCGAGATTGGTAGTGCCCCACGCTTCCGCGGACGGGATGCCGGTCGGGCCGATGAGAGCCGCCAGGCGCACGGCGCCGAACGCCTCGGCGCTGGCTATGCCGGAGGGCGACAGATAGAGCCTGGTGGTCAGCGTGCCGAAGGTCTCGCCGGAGGCGATCCCCGTGCCGGTGATGGTCTGCGGGAAAGGCGTAGAAGCGACAAGGCTGCCGAACGCCTCGCCGGAGGCGATGCCCTGACCGATGATCGTGAAGTTCAGCTTCGCCGTGCCGAAGGCTTCGCCGCTGGCTATGCCGCTAGGTGTGATTCCCTGAGTGGTGCTGGTCGAAGGGACGCCGACCGTATAGCCGATCCGGTCCACGGCGGCGCCGGATGCGGTGAAGTTGAGGCTTGTCGTAGCGCTAGCAGACGCCAGGGTCCTAGTGGCGCTTGTGGCAGTCGGGAAGCCGGCCTGGTTGACGTCAGTCCGCTCCGTAAGGCCGCCCGGAGGGGTCCACGTATGGGGAGTGCCCTCGCCCGTGCACAGGACCATCCGGATTTCAAGCGCGGTCGCATCAGGCGGCGTTATCCCAGGCGTTGGGCCGGTAGTGCCGTTACCTGCCGTGGTCGTCTTCGCCCAGACAGGGGCGCCTGTCCCTGCATCATTTGACGTGATGATTTGAGCGACCGCATAAGCGGAGCTCGCGGCGTTGTAGGAAACGGAGTAGGTCGCCGGTTCAGAGGCTCCCGCAATTTTCCAGAAAAGACGATAGCCCATCTGACCCAGAAGCCCGACGTCAAGCGAATTCCAGGTCGAGCCGCCCGTGATTCCAATACCCGAGCCGTTGTTCCCGGAGTCGTTTGCAACAGTAGCGACCATATAGGTGCCGGCAACGGTGCCCGTAGGCCGCGCTATATTGAAGGGGCTTGTTGTGCTCCCGATTGACGAGTTAGCGCTATAAGTGGCCATTGAAGGTTACAGTTTGAAAATCTTGTTCGCGCCCGAATCCCAGGCCACGGTGACGTCGCCGCCATTTGGGGTCAGAGGCAGACCGGTCGCAGTATCGATAAGGCCGATAAGCGGAGACGTGGCAGTATTACCCGTGTCCTTGGCAATGATCAGGTGTTGGCACGCGGCGCCAGCGGGGACCGTGCTGAAAGTGATGTCGGCTGCGTCTGCGACGCCCGCCGTTGAAGTCTTCGAGGAAAGGTTAGCCGACGTGGCGACGATAGTGCCGCCTCCACCACCGGTGATGTCAGCGACGAATTCATGGGTGGCGGCATTCGCGGTGTAGCCGCGGACAAGGTAAACCTTGATGTCGTCCGCTGCCCAGTCAATGTCCGCGTTCAGGAACTTCTCGCGGCCTTCGTCGTACAGAGTGTTAGCCATGTATATACACCAAAGGCCGTCCGGCCCAACCCCTTCAAAACGTAGAAGGGGCGGAGCGCAGACGGCCTTTCAGGGTCGTAGGGTATAGAGAGATAGGGCCTGGTTGCCCAGGCCCTTAGAATCGCGTTAGCTGATGGACGACTGAGACTCGCCACGGATCAGCGCAGCCTCGCGGAAACGAGACCAGCCGAGGACGCCATAGAAACCGATCGGCCTCATTCGCATAAGCTTGTCGGTGATGTTACCGATAACGGTGTGCGGCTCTTCCGCGACAGCTTCGGCAAGCGCCTCGCGACCATAGAAGAGTGCACGGTAAACCGTGCCGCTAGAAGCGCCATCATTCGCAGTGTGAATACGAGGCGACTCGGTGTACATACACCCCTCGTAGACCCCAATATTGCCCTGCCAAATGCTGTCCGGAGCGCTGTAGTTGTGCGGGTCACGCCACGCAGCGCCACCGGTCTCCTTGCGGAGATCGTGACTCTGATCAGGGTGAAGCATGCACGCGTACAGATCGCCATGACGAGGAATAACCTTGCCACCACGGAGCTTCGCAACGGCGAAACGAGCCATAGCCGAAGAGAACGTGTCGGTCGCAGCGATAGCGCCAACGGTGCCGGCATTGGAGCCGGCCAGCATGTTCGACTTCAGGACGCCCGCATTGATGCGGACCTGGTTAGTGCCACCGACAAGAACCGGCTTGACGATCTCGTCCAGCGAGTCGCGCATGTTGTAGGCGAGGATGTTACCGATACCGGAATCCACGTCCGACAGCGAGAAAAGCTGAAGCTTCCTAGTCTTGAGAACAACGTTGCCGTACTCGCGGAGAGTAATGGTCACGCTGGACGTAGACGGGACGCCGACAGCGTCCGGATCGACCGTCTCATCGAGTTCTGCGGTAACCGGCGAAAGGTCGTTGTAGAACTGCATCACAACAGACGCACCGGGCATAGACTGCTGGACAGGAGAGCTGTCCGCAATCATTCGGAACATCGGCGTAGACCGGAGTGCGAAACGCACGTAGCGGTCATACGCGGTCTGGATCAGACTGGTACCAAGAGAATCGGCAGCAGTCGAAGTATAAACGTTAGCCATAGTTACGGCGGAGCCCTAACTCCGCTGGGAATCATCGCAGTCAGCCCGCCTTGAGGAGGGCCGTAAACTGCTCTTCGGTCAATTCAGGATCGTTCAGCTTCGCCATCAGCTCGTCATGCCTGCCGCCGAACGGCTGGCCAGACGTTGCGGTGTTCTGCATGCGCTGGGCATTAGCAATCTCCTCGGGCGTGAGCCCGTTCGCCGTGGTGGCAGCGCTCTCAATGGACGTCTGACCATTTGAATTCACAGCCTCACCCGTGCTTGCCTGCGTCGCAGGCGTAGACGAGGAAGGGGTGAACACGTCCGAATAGTCGGACAGCCATGACTTGATTGCCTCGCCTGACGTGACGTCAGACGGAATAAGCTTGGCGACCTTTTCAGGTACGCCCATGGACTTCAGAACGTTAGTGACGTGGATTTCGCGGTTCTCCTTGCGGAGAACTTCAGCCTCATCCTTGGCCGCCTTGGCTTCCGCCTTAGCATCCTTGATCACCTTTCGGAGCTGCTTAGGCAGGCTCCTCGGGTCAATAGGCTGCTCGTCATCGTCGTCCTGGAAATCCCAGTCGTACTCAACCACTTGTTACTCCCATAATCGTTAACTATGAATTCGCAGACCACACTCTTTGATGGGGCGTCGCCGAGTGGCTTCCGCTGCCAGGCTTAGATCACATGAGGGGGCTGGTCGGTCCCTCTATGGGCTCCCTGCCAAGGGGTCGAACCTCGGTTGCGCGGTCCAGGGCCGCGAGTCTTGCCATTAGACGAACAGGGATAGATAGGGCGTGCTAGCATCCACAGCACTTAGCCCATCAAGACAGGGCGAAGGCACGAAGAGCCCCCGTAGGAGCCAGCCGTAACGGCGCATGGTGACCGCAAGGGGGCTCTTCTTTTTGTCTGAAGGCAGACGAGATGAGCGCTAGGGCCGTCTCGCCGGGCTCCCCGCCAGCTTCGTAGGCATAGACGGGGCATCCGGACTCCAGACTCCTCTAACCCGCTAAGCGGGCTGCGTGCTACTGGCCAAGGCCAGGACTACAGCCCTCGCACAGCCCCCAGGAGTCGAACCCGGATCTTGCCGCTTTGGAGGCGGCAGCTCTGCCGATTGAGCTAGGGCTATAAGGGTGGGCGTCACAATGATCGTTTAAGCTCGCATCTCAGCGCGAGCCCCACCGAGCTATCAGGCGGCAGGCTCCAGAATGAGCCAGCCAACCTCAGCAACATCAGTCGCCTGGCTGGACAGGATCGTGAACGAAGTGCCCGCGGTGCGGGCCGACACGATCGGGAAACCCTCGGTACCAGCGGCAAGGCCCTGCGTGGTCACAAGGATGATGCTGTCGTCCGTGACAAGAGTGTTTGCAACCGTGACAGTGCCGGCAACTAGAGTCGCCGTGCCCATCCGCTGATTAGACCCAGACGGGACAGACGCCAGGATGTCGGCAGCCGTCAGGTTACCGGTCAGCTCGTTAACGCTAGAAACATGAGACATTGATCAATATCCTTAGTACTCGCCGCGGGTCTTGCCCGCGAGCGCCTTATCTCCTACGCCACTTCGGCCGGAGAAACGTGATGCTTCCTTGAGTGAAAGCCGCTTGCGCTTCGCGGAAGCGAGCCCCGAGCCTCCGAGAAGTTCGTCTTCCATATCGGTTTGCCCGTACGACTCGCCATACAAGGCGCCCAAACGTCCGGCTGCATCCTTGTTCTCTGCGATGTTCTGATACGCCTGACGAGCCTGGTCAGCGCTAACGCCCAAATCGGCGTAGTACTCGGCCCTCTGCTGCGTGATACCGAGCGAATTCCTGGCAGCCTCGGCGCCCACCTGTGCGGCGCGAACCTGCTTCTGAAGCAGAGGCAGAGCCTTTTTCCCGTCGAGCATGTAGGCGACTAGATCGCCATCGCCCAGGCCATAGGACTTGAGCGTCTGAAGATAGTGCGAGTCGGAGCTGTAGAGCGCAGACGAGGCGAGAGACACACGCTCCTGGATCTCAGCCGGCGACACGTCGCCAGCAATCCACGTCGTGAAATCGCTGTAGTCGTCATAGAAGCCTTCAGGCATACCGGCCGACGACATGAGCTGACGATACTGCCGCTCAAGCGCAAGATATTCAGCCGGAGGAAGGACAGGAAGGCCCGCAGCCTTCCGCTGCTCATTGCCGGCGAACCGGGTTTTGTATTCCGGCGTGTCCTGGATCATGAGCATGATCGTGTCAGCGTCGTAACCGTCCTGAATGTATTTCAGGATGACAGGCGCGAGCCCTTCCAACCCCCAGCCGGAGAACAGCCGATTAAGGTATTCGTAGGCGTTGCGCTGCTCGTTATTCTGGGCAGTGCTGCTAGTCGAACCAGCCGCCGCCGCACCTGCGGCCGGAGGCCCGCTAGGCGCCGATCCATGCGTGGTAACCGAACCATTGGGGTAATCCTGCGAATAAGGCTGATTCGGGAAAGTGCTAGTGTACGCGTCTGTGAAACCGGGAAGCTGCTCCGGCCCCGACTGGCTTAGCTTGGGAGGCGCCGAGCCCTCTTCATACCAGACGTAAGACATGTTGTGCGGGTCAAATTTGTAGGGCATTAGAACGTCATCCCAAACATTTGGCCGATCGTCCTACCCGTGGAGTTGAGCGACGTCCGAGCATTGTTAGTCTGTAGCCATCTCGGGTCCTTGCGGAGTTTGTTCTCAAACTCCCACAGCGGCATCATCGTCGGCTTGCCATCAGCACCAGCGCCATTAAGGGCGCTGCGGATCGTCGGGTCATCCAGCTTCAGAGCTCCCGCATTGACTTCAAGTAGCCGGCCCATCGTCTGCATGTAAGGGTCCGCAATGTCTTTGACAGTCATACCGCCCTTGATCTGCTCCGCAAGATTCGGGAAAGCAGACATGGCGAGCTTCTGGATATAACCCTTGTAGTCCTGGAGAGTTCGGGTGCCGTTGATGATTCCCTTCAGCCAGCCGTGAAGCTGGCCGGAATCAACCTTGATCCCCATCGAATACGCGTACTGCTCAAGCTGGACTTGAGCCTCGCCGGCGTCGCCGCCGTACTGACCGCTCTTGCTCTTCAGGTGCTTAGCAAGTTCCTGCTTGAGCTTGCTATTCGACCAGCCGAACATGAGCGCGTCTTCCGCCATGTCCCACATAGCCTGCCAATTAGGCTTGACACCCATGCTGCCGGCTAGAGACTGAATCTCCGAATAGATCGTACGGACACGCTCACGCCAGGTATTCGGGTCAGTGTGCTTGAGAGCCAGCGTTTTACGCGCTGTCTCCCCGTTCTTCTGATACCACGAAGTCTTCTTGAGCTCGGAGACAAACTTAGACGCAGTCCAATTGCCCTTGGTCGCCTTCTGAAACAGATTCCACAGAGAGTTATCGCTCTTGAGCAGGCTCAGCGCCCACCCGTAATAGTCAGCCCATTCGGCTTGTGTCTTAGCCACTTAGTAATCCAATTTAACGCCCCAGGCGTTGCCTTTGCCGCTGATCTCGTTCGAGCCCAGCTTGCGAATGCGGACATGCCCGCCAGGGCGAGGAGCCTCAAGGACCATTCCGTCACCCAGGTAGAGCGCGATATGATCCGCGCCGCGCTGGGCGGCGTTGTTCTCCCAAGCGATGAGGTCGCCAGCCTGCAAGGCGCTGATAGCCGTGCGCTTACCGCGCTCGGCCTGCGCCATGGACACGCGAGGAATATCAATGCCCGCCTTTTTGAAGGCGTAGAAGAGAAGACCGCTACAGTCGTAGCCGCCTTCAGAATCGCTCTCGCCACCCCAGACATATTTCATCCCGAGCTTTTCCCTGGCGAACTCGATCACAGATTTACGCTTACCGGCAGCCCCTTCAGGGGCGAGCGCCTTGCGCTCCGCCGCACGCTGCTTCTCCAGCTCTTCAATGACATCTAGGGGGTTGTCCTGCATTTGCAGGACCCCAGGCGCGATAGTGCCCGTGTCGCCGTCGAGACCAGAAGTAGAGTCAACGCCGGTAGCGACATCAGGTGACAAGCCCGCGGGGATGTTCGCGGAGAGCTGCCATTCGAGGGGGATCTGAAAATCGGTGGCGACCGTAGGAGGCCACGGCATTATACCGGCGCCCCAAGCGCCGCATAGAACGCCGGCATGTAGGTAGACAAAGCCTGGTAAGACCCCGCCTCTTCCTTGTTGTGACCCATGGACCACTCTTCAGCAAAGCTCGTAGCGTTCACGCCGCCAGACGTTTCGGTGTTCGACGACTGGCTAATGTTCTCCGTGCCCGAACCGCTCACGGTCGTTGTCGTCTTCGTGGTCGTCGGCTCTTTCTTCTCGGCCGAGTTCAGAGCCTCAAGAAACTTCTTCTTCTCGTCCTTCGTTGCGGAGCGCCCAAGGCGCTGCGCCAGGGCAGCATCAACAAGCGTGTTAGCGTCACGAGGCGAAGAGAGATTCGTTGACTTGGAAATGCTCGTCGTGGTCACAGGGCCGAGAGCCGCCTTAGTGGCGTCGGTCCCGTCCTTGCCATAGCGCTGTAGGAGCTGCCACGGAGTGACAGTCATACCGCGTTCCCACATCTTTGCCGACCGGATAGCGAGCGCTTGCCACACGGATTCGAGCGCATCCAAGTTCTTTGTCGGCTCGCGAAGCAAGCCGGCATCCACGGCCAGATTGGAGAACTTTTCGAGCTTCTTAGCTCCCCAAGTATTGATCTGCGCCGTAACCTCGGCGATGTCTTCCAGCTTCGGGGCGCGCCCCCAGTTCTGGCCGCGCTGCACATTCTTCGTGCCGACGTACACTTTGCCGGTGGGCAGCGTCCCGTAAAGGTCGCTGTTCACCTTCACAGCATCGGCGCTAGTCAGCGCACGCTGTTGCGCGGTCTCGTCATCCCTCGCGTTCGGATTCTTCGGAGGCGCCTTGGCCGTAGTCGTAGCCTTGGCCGTAGGGCTCGGGGAAGGGCTCGGCGAGGGAACCGGCTGCGCCTGCTCCCTATACGCCTGCTCCTGCTTTGCTACCTCATCGGCGACATTCTTGCCCGTCGAAGCCATGCCAGGCAGCCAGGCATTGGACACGCCAATATGGCCGGTCTTCTCCGAGCCGAACATGATTTCTAGAAGGTTACTCCACCAGTCGTCAGCCATTATCAGTCCTGCAATTCATCCCGCGCCAGGTAACGCCAGTAAAGGTCACCGAATCGCGTATCGCTCGCGGCGAAAGCCCGCTTAACCTGGTCCCACTGCTGGGCCAGGGGGGCATTAGCTTCCGCATCCAAAGTGTGAGGTCTGCCCGCCGCCTTCAAGGCGCCAAGCTGCGCGACGAACAAGTCGCGCGTAGCGATGTACTCGCCGAGAACACGAAGATCCGTACGCATGGGATTCTCGATCAGCTTCGGTTCAGCCGACAGCTTGCGGAACACCTCAATACGCTTCGGCATAGCCGCGCGATCGCTCGTGTTGTAGTCGTCAAGCCATTCCGTGTGCTCTTCGCCGATGAAAGAGACGATCGCCTGGCGAGCTGCGGTGAGCTGCTTGCTTGAGTACTTACCCGACTCTTCCATGGAGGTAAGAATCGCCCCGTACTTCTGGAACTTCATCCAACCCAGCTTGCGCTGATTGTCTGCGATGGCTTCCATGGGGTTCCGCTTCTCGCGGGCCATCAGATTCGAGCCAGGCTTGACCGACTGGCCGAACTGGAAATCATGAATGTACTGGTTGAACTTACCTGTGTTGGCGTCAGGGCCGACAATCAGCGCCCCGTATTCCGGGTTCGCTGCAATCAGATCCTTGTATTCCTTGCTCGCCAGATAGGCCGACTCCGTAGCCTTCAAGCCGACGTTGTTCTTACTCAGAGCAGTCGTGAACAGGTACAGGTCATCGCCGTACTTCTCATAAAAGACCTCGTCGGCCTGATCGCCGTGCACCTCGGCAAGCTGCCTGTACTGATCAATGTAGAACTGATAAGGCGTCTGCAAGTCTGCTGTGAAAGGCAGAAAGAACCGAGTGAACGAACGGATCTTGAATGCCGCATCTGTGCGGCGCTGGATTTCCTTCGCGAACTTCACAGGCGAGGGGCGAGTACGCTGCCCTGTCCTAACCCGCATTTCCTCAGTTTGGAGAATGTTCATATACGTGAACGCATACGCGGGATCTTCCAAACCTTCGGCCGAGTTGATCCCTTGCTTGAGCCAGCCAGGCAACATCACATCGGCAACGCTCGTCGGCCCGAACGGAATAGCCCACTCGTAAACCTGCTTGATGTTCGGCGCCCTCTTGGCAATCTCGCTGACGCTAACCTGCGTCAACGGGCCGGCACCGGGAAGCCACCAAGGCGTACCCTGAAGAATCAGGTTGAGGCTACTCTTCGGGATCGGTAGTGCGCCGTACTCCTCGGCGCCAGGAATAACCTTCTGAATCCACTTAGGAATTCTGGCGACAATACGTTCGTTGCTGTCGATCGTCGGGTCTGACTGGTGCCACTTGCCTTCAACGTCGGTGTAACCCCACTGCTGCCGGCCGTCGATAGACTTCTGACTGATCTGCCGGCCCTGCTCGTCAACGACAGAGATCCGCGGAACCCTGTTCCCCGCCTCGTCTTCGGTCATGCCAAAATTCATCTGATTCGGCGCTTCATAGATCTTGGAGCCGATGAACAACAGTTGCGGCTTGTCCATGGCAAGCCGACTCCACTTAGTGAGCGAGTCTTCCCAAGCGCTGAAAAAGCTCGTGGTGAAACGCGCCGCGTGAGCGGCATTGCTCTTCGTGCTCACGTCATAGAGAAGGTTCTGCACTCCCTTGAGCGCGGTCTCCCTTGCCGTGTGCTCCATCGCCGCCAGGTCGTCACCCGTGATCAGAAGCTCATCGCCCAACTGGCGATGCAGGTTGTCATACTGCTTGCGAACGGAGTCCTGGTACAGGCTCCGGAACGTCGGGTGACGCATCAGCTTGTCTGACGGGATCTGCGAGAGCCACTTGAACCCGGTCGAGACGATGGAGTCCATGAACTGGTGAACCGCGCCCTGATGCAAATTCAGATCGACGGTCGGCCCGTGTACCTGCGGGCGAGCATCAACGTCAGGAAAGACCTTCTCAAGGGTCTTCGCGTCCAGCTCGCCGGCGAGCGCCAGGCGCCGGAGCGCCATCGGGTCGTCAGAGTCCCGAAGGATCGGGATGTACTGGTCAACCACAGCTTGTGTCTCGCCGGCAAGGCGCTCAGGGTCTCGGCCCTTCGAGCCGATCCGCTTGCGGACTGCGATCCCCTCGGCGCTGGTACGTAGCCAGCGCTCTACCTGCTCACCGGTCCAGCCTTCGAGATACCGTCGCCCGATCGCACTCTTGCCGATCTGGTTATTGATCGCATAGACCCACGAGTCGAGATGGTCAGGGTCACCGGGGTTCTTCACATCCCAGTGCGCGTAGTCGCTTCTAAGCTTCTCGATGATCTCGCCGCTGGTCCTGGCGATAGCCTCATAGCTGCCGCCAACGACCTGCCGGTACACATCGCCGCGGCCCTCGTACGGGCCGGCGATCTGACGACCTCGGTACGCAAAACCCGTCTCACCGATCGTCCGAACGGACTCGATGTCTCGCCCCAGCTCGTCAACCTGCGAGCGAAGCACCTCTGCGACATGCGCAGGGCTGCCCACCTCTTCAAGGCTGAGAGCCGTCCGCTTCAAGCCGGCCTTGACGTTCCGCGCTCTCTGACCGAGCGCACCCTTGGCAGGGCTGAACGTAGACCAGGACTGACCGTCCGCGGTCAGCATGTTCCGAGCGCCGGCGCTGATGTTGCCCATGATGGACATGGCACCGAGCGATGCCCAGATGCGGAGCATGTCATCGGTAAGAGTCCTTACCGTATAGCCAAGGCGCATCAGGACAGAGAAGGACCAAAGCGGGTTCAGAATGTCATAGGCTTTGTCCATGAACTCGGCGACGCTCGCCGCCGTCTTATCGAAAGCGCCAAGCGTGTCAGAGTTCATGCGGAAAGCACGGTCGTACTTTTCCAGGTCGAGCAACGGAATCGAGTTGACTTCCTGCGTCTCGAAAAGCGGAGACGTGACAGGGATCAAATCGTCATCGACGGGAAAGTCTTCAAACGGGAAATTGCGCTCGGTCACGGCGATATCGCCGGCGAAACGATTCTCTCGGTTCTTACGAAGCTGCGAAATGATCGAGTTGCGCTCACCGACAGCACGTGAGGCGATCTCCGCCGCTGCATCCTCGGACAAGCCATAGGAGACAGCCATGTTCCTGATAGCCGTCGCCTCGACACGCGCCAGCAGTTCACGCTTAGCCGTAGGGTCATGCGAGCTCATGTAACGCCGCATGAGCTCATCTTTCGTCGGAGCGTCGATAATCGAGGCAGAGTTTAGATAGGCGGCGAAAGCCGCGTGAGAGTCACCGCGGTTCGGATCGATCCAGGAAGGGGCACGCTTCTCGGAGAAGGAGCGAGCCACATGGAAAGGCATCTCTTGGATGACGCGCACAGGAAGCCCGAAAGCCTTCGGCTGGATGATCCGCTCGGCAACGCCGCTGCGAGTCTCCCAATCATAGGCAAGAGCTTTATCAGCCTTGCGAAGCTGCTTATCTCCCGTGATGGTCTGGCCAATCATGGCGTTCCAGACGCCCCTACCTTCGCCACCGCTGCCAACGGCAGCGTTCAAAAGGTCAAGGTCTCGGCCCGTCTTCTGGGCCAACTCCTTCTGGTAGCTCATGAACCATTTGGTAGACTGCCGCTCCCACGGCATGATACGCATCGACATTTCCTCGGACCAGTCGTCAACCGTCTGGCCTAGAGTGGAGTGATGCTGCCGCCACGACTTGGCGGCCTTCCACTGCGAGTTTTTCGGGGGAAGCCCCGGAATGCTGAGCTGTTCCCATTCCTGCGCAGCACGCACGCGAGCGGACACATTGAAGTACGGAACCATTTCCTTGACGCTCTCAGCGTCAACCGGTCCCTTCATCCAATAGGGTCCACCTTCGGCGCTCGTCTTCGGAGCGATGAAATACTGTCCATCGGTGGTCTTCGGGAAGTTTCCCGCGATGCTCGGATAGTTGAACGACTGTCCGGCCGGTCCACCAGGACCGCGCGAAGGCTCCGGGCCTTCGAGGTCCATTTCCTTGCCGGCCTTGCCTTCACCCTTAACGCCAGGCTTCCCCTTCGGGAAAGCGGCAATATCGAACAGCGGAAGCTGCTCGGGATCGGGCTGGTTCACGGGAGGCTTGCGCCGAATGGCAGGCATGACCATCTTGTCGCGCCAACCCTTAGAGACTTCATACTGCATGGCGAAATTGACCTGGTTGTCAGCGCGAGCAACACGCATAGCCAGATCGTCACGCCTTTGAGCAAGCTCGCCGAGAGCGCGCTTGGAGCCGTAAGCCGTAGCGATAATGAGCCGGCTCGTCTCCGTGTCCGCGTCCTGCAAAAGACCAGCAACCACACTGCGATAAGGGCTAGCCTTCACAGCCTCATGATCTGCCGGCCGTTCTTACCAGCCGACCATTCGAGAAAGTCTGTTACCGCCTGGGAGTTCGCGTACTCGTACGGGTCAATGTCGCCCTGACCGATCTTCGTGCGCTTCGCGATTTGCCGCTGAAGCCAAGGATCAGAGGCGCGATGTCCGGCGCCGAACCCACGGGAGACGGCTTTGCCGGCTGCGTACGCCTTGCCGCCCACAATGGTGGGGTCAAGGAAAATCGCGGTCGCTGCGTCGATCGTCCCCGAGACGGCATTGAAGACGAAACCCTCTTTCATCCTCTCGATCTCGGGATCGTCAAGAGGATCGGTGCCGGAGGCAGCCAACGTGAAAGCCTGACCGAACGACCTGGTATCGGCCATGTCGCGGGCCTTACCCCACGTCTCAGCGTCGAGAATGTTGCGTCCCCACGTACGGGACTTCGCGAGCTGGTCAGCCGTCACAACGGTTGACAGAGGCTCGCTCACGAGGTTTTCAGCGGCATAGTTGGCGCCCCAAAGGACGCCACCTCCGACGCCTAGACCGGCCTGCGCAAAAGCGTTGACCGTACCAACGCCGAGAGTGCCAAGGTTGCCGGCGATCTCAGCGAAGGACTCGTCATCGTCATCGAAAACAGACGTAGCCAGATCGACGGCTGCGCCCCAGGCTGCGCCCAGGGCAGACGATGCGATGCCGAAACGCTCAATCCAAGTTGTCAAAGTGAAGCCTTCAGATTGCGCACGATGTTGCGCAGAGACGCGCTAGCGCCAGGACGATTAGCGAGGAATTCAAACACGGGCAGATACTTGATGAGCTGCTCCGTGTCTGCTCTCTGCTCTAGCGTCTTCTCGTCCAGCATTCCCAAGGATGCGGAGCCGGGGCCGGCTCCCATGTCGATACCGGCCGTGATCGGCTCTTCAGGGCGAGAGGAAGGGGAACCGAAAGGAGGAACAGAAACCCCGCCACCGCCAGGCATGCCCATTCCCGCAGAAGGGGGAGAGCTAGGAGGGCCTAGCGCGTTGCCCTGCATGGGAGCGCCACCCTGCGCAGAATCAAAGGCGCTCTGTTCGCCATAGGCAGCGTCGGGAAGGGAGCGCTTAGGCTGGCTATCGGTGCGACGAGAAAGAGCACCAGGGCCAGACACGGGAGCGGGATTGCTCGGCTTGCGATATCCGCCAGGCGGCATTACTTGACGCGCCGGACCTTAACGCCATCGCCGCCAGTGCCGGCGCCAGGCTTGACCTCTGAAACGTTCACCATCGTCGCTTTACCAGGCGACGCCATCCGCGGAGTTCCAGAAGTGCGCGGAGGCGCCTCGTAAGGAGTCGCGTGGGTGCCCTTCTTAGGGTTCCGCGCGGGAGCCGGAGTCTTGCAACTGCCCTTGTGCATGATGTGATTCCTTAGACGCGCTCGGGCCAATGCCACGAGCCGCCAGAGTGGTTATGCTCGTCCTGCTTGACGTGCTGATTCATAAACAGACCGGTCGGATTGAGAACGCAAAGGCCGACTACGCCTAGCGCTTCGTCGTCCACCTCGGTCACAATGGCCGCGCGGCATTCGCTCTTGTATTCGCCTCGCGGCGTGCCATAACTTTCGTAGTGGACTACGCGTCCGATGCTCGGGAGTTGGCTCACGCTGGCATCGCTCTCTTAACGTTTACATTTGTCGTAGGACCGCCACCAGAGTTCAATCCTGCGAGCATGGTCATAAGGTCAGGTGTTCCGCCTGGACCCATCTGCGCCTGTCCAGGCGCGGCCGTAGAGAATGGGCCGCCACCACCAGGAGCACCGGGCATCCCGCCAGGACCGGCAGGCATACCGCCAGGCATGCCGCCCATGGTCGGATCGGCACCAGGCGGAGGCTCCGGAGGTGCGAAAGCATCGCTTACCACATCCTCAAGTGCCTTGCCCTTCTGCCTGCCCTTGATGACGCTCGCGATCCGGTTAACCGCTTCTGCGGGGTCCATTCCCGCCTGTGCCATCATCGGCACAGTGGTCGCATAGCCGGCCATCGACTGAATCAGCGAATCCCGAAGGTCTTCAATCTCGATCCGCTGCGATTCCTCGGTCACGTCGATGTTGAACGGGAACTGCCTTCTCGCCAGATCCTTGGAAATCAGGCGAGCGCCCAACATCTGAAGAATGAAGACGAGGGAGCGGTTAGGGTCAAGGCCGACCGCGAAGCCGTAAGAAACGTCAATCGAGTTGAAGGCGCCATCAATATCACGCGACGCCTTGAACTTGATTTCGTACGGCACACCGTCCATATTGCCCGAGATAGACTTTTCATCGTCAGGCCAATAGTGCTGATGCATCCGCAGAGCGTAGCTTGCGGCATCGCGTAGCGTTTGAGCGATAACGTCCTGTGCGGCGCGAAGCAGATTGTCATAGCCGCCCTGAAGGGCGCGCACGCCCTGACCGGTGATGATGCTCGCATCCGAGTTCCCGCCACGGGTCTCGGGATAGCGGGCACCGGTCCTTAGTTCCTGCTCAAGCATTTGCCCCTCGACAAATGCCGCCTGCGGCAACTCCGTTGCCACCCTGCGAATCTTCTCAGGCGTGTTAGACCTGATCATCGCATGCGGGCCGAACGCGAGTTCCTGCACGTCGTAGGGAACGGCTAGCGGGGCTTCTGTCGCCATCTCAGCGGCAGCCATAGCCAGCGAGGCGAAACGGTTCCTAGCGACCTGGACCCAAAGAACATCGTCATACTGCCCACGGGCGAGCACGAGCCCAGGCCGGCGAGCGATAACGACAGGGCAGAAACCCAACGTGTTCTTAACCTCGGAAAGGACCAGGTCATGCCGATCAGGCAGGAACATAGTAGTTGTCGCGTCGTCCATGTAAAGGACGACTTCTATCATGCTCTGCGAGTAAGGCGTCTCACCAGGGCGAGGGATCTTATCGGCAAGCTCCGGGTACTCGGCACACAGGTCAGCAATCGTCTTTTTAAAGACCTTCGTGTAGCTGCGAGTACGCCCGAAACGATCGATTTCCGGATAGCAGTTGCGCGGGTCCTGGATGAGGAACCGCGGACACTTCGCGTCAAAGTCAGGCTCAATCAGGATAGGCATCATGCCGTAAGAGCCGTAGTAGTCGGCTCCGTCGTACATCTGCACCTGTAGCCTTGAGTGCTGAATGTAGTAGGCGATGCCCTTGGTCAGCTTATCGGCGCGTTCGCGCGCTCGGTCACTGACCATGTTCGTAGCGCTGGCATTGAACGACGGAAGCGGAGCCAGGCTTTCAGCGAAATCCCTAGCGAACGTGTCGATAGCGTTGGCAACGACAGGCTTCGGAAAGTCCTCGTTGAACATTTGAGGGAAGACCGCGTCAATGTTGCCGGCTCGAACCTGGTAAATGTCCGCCATCGCGGCATCACGTTCGCCGGCCGCTGTGCGCAGTTCGCGCACCTTGGCGGCAATGAACTTCATATCACGAGGCAAGACTTACATCCGTCTGAGCTAGGTAATCCTCGATGCGGACGACGGCCTGATGGCCGCGCCTGTAACGAGGGACGTACTTGGAATTGGCATGTGCGTTCGCCCGCGCCGTGCGCTGTGCGACAACCTCGCGCGCCTTGATCTCCGCAAACCACAAAGCCATGGGCAAGTCCTGAACGAGGTCTTTGCCTTTGGCGCCAGGGCGCCAGGTAATGAGCTGCTCCACGAGGGCTTTCGTTCCCTCGGAATTGTGCGCGCTCGGGAGCTCGATCATCCGTTCTGAAAAGAGCGGGGCGAGGGAAGCGACACCGAAATCAGGGTCCAATTTGTTGTTACCGGAGTAGTGCTCGACCATGGCAACGCCCCTGTTAGCGAGGTACTGCCTAATGTGCTCGTCCCTCGTCAAGAACAACTGGAAAGCGTTTTTCTCGACCACCCACGTAGACGGCATATACTTGTCGGTCCACTGCGTGATGATGTCGCGAATCGCCTGCGGGCTAGGCGCCCGCATTCTGTTCGCTTCGAGGACGTAGCGTTTAAGATTCTGCGGATCGACCGCGTAAGCGATCGTCGCTGTCTCCCCCGCCATAGCGGGGTCCATCGAGCAGACCACGTATAGGCCCTGCATGCCGTTATCACGGTGGTATTCGTTAGCGGCATTCATAGGGCCGATGGTTCGATTGCCGTTGATGCAAGCCCGAATATCCTTCGGGTCAAAGATCGCAGAAGAGCTAACACTCTGCTGCATATACACCATCGACCAGATTTTGGGGTCGAGCAGCGAACGACGCTTAACGAGCTTAGGGCCGGACCACCGCGGATAGAGCCCGTCCTTGTCGGGCTCGTCCTTACTGTTCGGCCAGCGCTGATCAGAGCGCGGCCAGAGAGTCACCCAGTCGAACGAGGAATCGGCGAATTCAAGAACGGCCGGCATGCCCAAATAAGTCCAAGGCGGGTCAACCTCGTCCGGATAGTTGTCCGGGTTGCGCAGCTCCGAATACAAGTCGATCGGGTCAACGCGAGTGCCAACGACAATAAGCTGCCCAGTATCACCCAGGCGAGTAATAACTTCCTGCGTCAGCCAACGACGCTGACTCTCGTGCTGATGCGCGTTGCTCAAAAGCACCGCATCGTCAAGGAAGATCTTGGTCGAGCGGACTCCGTAAATCTGGCCGCCAATGCCAACACATTGGACGGTCGGATCTTTCTCTTCAGGGTCACGAATGCTCGAAGGGAAATAGATCCTGTCGGCCTGCCAAATGGCATCCTCGGAGTCGAACCCCTCGGCCGGCCCAAAGTCCTGCTGCAACCTCGAATACTTGTGATGCGTAAGTCTCTGCTTCACAGCCCAGAGCATTTGCTTAGCAAGCTCTTGGGTCTTACTGACAAGAACGATACGCTCATTAGGATTCGTGCAAATGAGATACGTAACGTAGTCAATCGTCAGCGTGACGGTCTTCGCATGGTCGGGCGGCACATTGATCAGCACATGCTGATCGGAACGACGCTCGTAGGTCATGCTCGGGTGCAGCCAGCGAGGCGCCCTGCCTTCAACGACGTCGATCATGTTGAGCTGGTGATCGAAGGTGCGCGATCCCAGGTATTCCTGTCGGAACTCCTGGAAATCCAGCCTCGGCATGTCAACGCCGTTCGTGCGCTTGGCACGAACCAGGTCGATCATGTCCCTGAACGCCGGATCGTTCTTGCGCCACGCCTCGTAGGTGCGGGGATGCCGGCCAACGGACGACATCGCCCAATCGACGGTCTTGCCACCGCGGATCGCGGTCGCTACCAGCTCTTTAGCCTCAGCAATGCTAGGGCGGTTCTGTGCTTGATTTCTAGCCAAAAGTATGTGTATGCTCGCAAACGCCACCGCGGCTAGCGCTGCGGTTCGTTCGCGGTGGCCGCCTCCTTGGAGGGAAGGCGTGGTCAACACGAGAAGGGCCGGCGCCCGTGCAAGTCGCCGGCCCTTTGTGTTTGGTTGTGCACCTGTAGACGGGGAACAAAGCTCAACGAGGAGCAGAGCTCAAGGGCGGGAAGGTGTGGACCCTAGGGGACCCGCCTACAGGGCGTCTATCAGTCCGACTCGCCCGACTCCTCGGGCTCGTCGAAAGCGCTACTGATCGGCGCCGGCCTGGGCTGGGCGGCAGCCACTTCGCGGAACGGCCAGAACACCATCAGGAAGGTTTCCCAGCTCGAACCCCGTTCGGAGTCTCGCCGCATGGCGATCATTGCTTGGCTCCCAGGGCCTTCACGCAGTTCACGCAGCCGCCGTACGCGGGCAGCCAGGTCTCTTTGTAGCAACCGAAGACGGTCGCCGTTACAGTCCTCTCCCCGCATACAGCCGTGGCGTACATGTGCGCCGTCAGCCCAGGGCGATCCAAGATCACATGCGGACCGTTCACGCCGGACCAGCCGGTCACATAGCGGCTCTCGCCGGCCATGGCTACGGGACTAGATAGGAGACGTTGACGGTGGGCCGTCGCTGTTGCTCGGCGGGAGCCGCCTCTAGCGCCAGGCGCCGGACAGTCTCTATCGCCTTCGGTGCCGCGTCGTCGTACGTCGCGGCAGGGCGAGGCTCAGTTACCCCGTACTCGATAGCCAACTCTAGGTAGCCGTCGAACCCCAACGACTCGGGCGAGATCGTCAGCTCATCCAGGCAGAACCCGCGACGCTTCATATCCGCCTTGTAGGCGGCCAGCTCCGCCTCTCGGGCTTCCTCGGGATCTACCGCCTCGGCGGGGTCGTAGATTTCCATGCTCATACCATACGGAACATGTACCGTGCAGTCTAGGGCGATCCTATGACCGTCCGTTACCGTCCGGTCTATGTGTGCAGGTCACACCCGTTTTAGGGTCCGCCCATGACGATCGATGAGCCGGCCTGGACAGACGACGACTGGGACCCCACGATCTACCGGTACACGCAGATAGCCGATTGGGTAGAGGAGCGCATCCGAAACGGCGTCTGGCCTGCGAGAACGGTCCTGTCAGAGATGGCGTTGCAGGCATATTTCGGCGTTGGACGAGGCACGATCCGCCGCGCCATGGAGATCCTGCGAGAGCGCAAGATGATCAGCACGCTGCCCGGCAAGGGCAGCGCCGTGATCTGGGCAAACGGTGATCTGCTGGACTGACGCATATATCGCCGCAAAAGGCAAGATTCCGGACTAGGCACAAACCGGGATAAGTGCTAGCGTGGCCACTGCTCACGCAAAGGTGCTGCGGTCGCTCCCGCTCCCCTTGCAAACAACCCCCAAGGCCGTCGCGGGCCAATCACGCGGCGTGTCTTGATTCGCAAGACCCGATCGACTCGCCTTGCCGCCTTCACCCTCGGCGCTCGGCGTGGTCGTGAAGGTCTTGTATGCGGCAGATGTCACGCTGCCGTGCGGGGAGAGCCGTGGTAGGGGTCTAGGGGGTCTTGGCCGCGGTTCTCCCCCTCCATCAATGGAGGAGGGATCATGCTAGAGGTAATCGAAATCCCGTGCGCCTGCGGTCAGCACCCGCTGACATTTCTCGCTATGCCCGCGACGCCGGCCATCCAAACTCCCTACATCCCGCCGTCACCGGCTCTGCGCCGGATCTACGAGCAAGGGCTGAAGGGTGCGGCTCACATCGCCCTACACAGGCAGTTCACTCACGGCGCCCTCGGGGGCGCGTCGTGAGCCTCGAAGACTCGAACGTCAACGCGGTGTTACTCAACGGAACCGTAGTCATCCTCTCCAGGAGAGATAACCCCGACCGTGCCAGTATCGAGCTGCTGCCATCCCAATGGGAGGCGCTGCGCGACGCAATCAAGGCCGGCGAGCTCGACCGTCTTCCCCGGAAGGGTCGTGACATCGGCTGGCCTGACGGCCCGGACGCCGACGCGCTAAGGCGCGGCATATGAGCAGACTGCGAGGCGACTGGAGAGCGAGCCTCTGGGCTCACTATCCGCGACGTTTAATACCCGTCCCGCGACAGTGTCCCAAGCCCGACGAAGCAGGAGACCCGTGTCACCCGAAGTCAGTAGCGCTCTCAGCAACCTTATCGCCGCTTTGAAAGCGACCGATGACGAGAGCCTAGGTAAAGTCGTCATCTGCGACTTCGACGCTAAGAGGCATATGGGTGGCGTCATCTCGTCGGAGACGAGATCCGCCATTGAATCGCTCATGCTGCGGATGAACAAGTACTAGACGTCTCGCGCTAGTACGCGAGACAGGGCAACGCCCCGGAGTGAAGGGCGTTGCCAGAGAAGGGGCGAACTCGCGTTCGCCAGACGAGGAGAAGGTAAGGCAAGCCATCGGCCCGGAGGGCCTTGCCTTCTCCTTATTCAACAGGCTCCGTCTTACGGCGGAGCCTTATCTATCTAAGGAGGGGCGACGGGCTTTAGAGCCCCTCTCCCCCATTGCTATAGAGGCAGCCTCACGGGCTGCCGTTCGTTCGGGGGGAAGGCTTCGGGCGTTCCGCCTTCCCCCAGTTCGAAAAACCCTCTCATATATAGTTGTCTGAACCGTACAGTGTACGGTGAGCTAAAAGTGGTAACGATTTGATATACGACCTTCGACCTGCGGCTCTCTCAAAAGATTTTTCACCTGGAGCCCCAACTTTATACACAGATTCGGGAGTGGATAGTAGGAGGAGGGGCGGTCGCGGGTTTAAAAGGGGTGGGTCAGCCGGCGAGCCACCGAAGGTGACAGAGCGGTCGCTCTGCGCTGTTTGCGCAGGTCAGAGCGTCAACGACGAGCCGGCTCCTGGTGAGCCGACATGATGGACTATGAACGCAAAGTCTCACTGTATGTGCAGGTCAGAGCCCTTATCATGCCATGATCAGCCCATAATGTGAGCAACCCTCACCTTTTGTCGCCTATTGATGGCGACACTCCATACCAAGCGGTTGCTTGGTTGCTCTGGCCCCCCATATTGCCCCCCATATTGACGACTGTTGATCATGGTCTGTTGTGCGCCCACAGGCGCCGTAAGACTGCCGCGAGAACCCTTCCGCTAGCGCTACAGGGACCTCTTTGCCAACGAGCGAGAGGGAGCTGTGAGAGCCGGCCGTGAGCCGGCCTAGTAGGGCTGGGAGCGCAGCTCACCAGCCATTTCCAAGGTTTCTGAAAATTGGGGGTTGACAAGCATGGGGACATGTCCCCATGCTTTGGGTATACGAAATAGCGTGGTAGTTGGCTCTACCACCTGGAGAGAGGTAGGCGCCATGTGCACTAAGTCAGAGATGGACAAGAACACCCCTATCCAGTACACCACTAAGGATCGTTCGCGCACTGCCTCATACGACATGGTCCGTAACACCGTAACGGTATTTGAGGGATGCGCTCTAGTTGCCAACGTCGAGGTCCCCTGCGGCTTCCCGTCCTGGCGAGTGTGGGAAATAATCAAGAGTGCCTAATCAGAGATCAGACAAACGAACGAAAGGGGCTGGAAATGGATGCTCGGCACATGGTGACTATCACTCACAGGGGAGACAAGGCGCACGCTGATTGCGCCTGTTATTGGGGAACGGATCTTATGGAGATCTCCCAGCTTCACGGCACGATCATGGGTCACTACATCAAAATTGGATACGTCCGCGACGCTGCCTGATCACTTGCCAAGGGGCAAGCGAGCAACGCCCGCCGGCTCCTTAGTGAGATCAGACAAAGGAGGCTCGCTATGAAGATCACCATCCACGTCACTCTCGACTTAGACGCGCAAGCACGGGACGCATGGGCGACTGAGTTCGGTTGCGACAACACCGCCGATGCGGTCCGCAGTGACGTCAAGGCGTACATGCGCAACCAGATTCACACCGACAGTTTCAAAGAGGCTGGGGTTCCTGGAGTCTCAGTTTCGGTCCGCTAGTGATCTTGTTCTAGGGCAACCAGCGCGGGGGCGCTGGGCGGCCCTGGTGTGAGATCAATCGCTCTGATCTCCAGCCCAAAGGGAGTTCCCATGCAAGCTCGTAACCCGCTGTTCAACGTGCTTACGCCTATCGAGGCGATGTTTCTGGAGTCGCGCTTGCGGAGCGCGTACAGCCATGCGGGTGCCGCTCTGTTCACCACTAACCGATATGACGCGTATCGCGTCCGTAGCGAACTGTTGGACATCATCGATGACCTGTCACCCGCTTCGTAGTGACTTTGCCAGGTGACATGCGCGCTTTGGGGAGCGCGCAGGCTGCCTAGTGAAGCCACCAAACGGTTTCATTCCTCGCCTGTGGCTAGACAGGCACGGTGGAAGGCTCACGCAAATGGTTTCGTTCACGAACGGTACGGCCGAGATGGTTCACGCCATGGTTGAGGCGGACAAGGCCGACATGGAGAGTTTCCCCATGGTCCTCAACCATGGGGACATGGAAGCCCTGATTTGGGTCATGTCCACCACTGTGGGTTTCGTCTCCCTGGAGGACATCCCCGAGGATATCCGCGAGCGTGCGGAAAGTCTGTTCACGGGCATCGCCGAAACGCTGGGTATTGAGGGGATCTAGAAACGCAATGAGGACGCCCGTTCGGGGACGGGCATCCAATTGTGTGGCTAGCTCGGCTGCACTGCCTCACTCGTGGCTAGACGAGTGAGAATCGCTCACGCAAAGGACACGACCATGGCTGTTTTCGCTACGTGGCACGGTGGTTCCGGCTACAGCATCGGCACCATTGATGATGACCTGGAGTCGTTCCCTTCCATCGCTCTTGCCAGGGAGACGTTCCGCGAGCGCGCCAACACGTCGGGCGCCGCGTACCTCAACACGTACTACGTCAACCGTGAGAACGAATCGGTTCGTTTCCCTGCCGTTGACGAGACGACCACGATGGACGTGTTTCTGTACGACCCTCGCACGGGTGGCGACTCTCCGGACTTCCGTCTTGTCCTCGGGCCGCGCGGTGGCGTCAAGCGTGAGAACTACTGACCCGTCATAGCCCATGATGCGCGCGGGGGCGCGCGTTGTGGAGATTGACCGGTCAGGGACGCTCGTGGCTAGGCGAGCGTCGCCAGGCAATCTAGAAAGGCTCACGCAATGGATGGATACGAGGGAACCCCACTCGCCGAACTTCCGCACATCGATTACCCGCACGAGCCAGGCCGGATGTACGGCTGCTCAACGTGCGAGGCGGAATGCTTCTGTACCGGCCGGCCTGGCGACACAGAATGCATCTTCTGTGCTTCGCTGGCTGCCGTCTGACTTTGTCATAGGGCAAGCGCGCGGGGGCGCGCCGGCCCAGTAATGAGGTCAGTCGCTCGACTTCAGATGCTCACGCAGAAAGGTTCTCTCAATGGCTCTGTCCAAGCCTCACAAGCTGTCGGACGGCAACACCATGCGCGTTCGTACGCGCCGCACTATCGCAGGCACGTATTTCGAGGAGGTTCACAGCCTCAAGGATCGGCCACATCAGCATTCTCTCTGGCTTCTGGGTACCTCTATGTTCCTGGTCATGGCGAACACTAGTGAACCCCAGAGCATCAGTAACCCGGACTACAGCTATGCCAGAGATAACAAGCACGGCGCGGAAGTGGCCATGCGGTTCTTCGTGGATGGCGCGGAATCGTGCATCGAGGAGGCTCGCAAGGAAGGGCTCCCCACGATCTCTATGTATCGGATGGACTGGCAGGAACTCTCAGCCTGATCGTTGCATCAATGGCCAGTCTTTGGGGAGCCTGGCCAGGCAATGAAGTGATCAGTCAACACCACGAGAGGAAACCCGCATGCCCAAGCAAATCGAGCTCACCGTGTCCGAAACGGTCGTCTACTCGTTCAAGATTGACGTGAACGACCTGTTTGAATGGGAAGACATGCCGCTAGTGATCAACCCTGACAGCGTCGAGGCAATCGAGGAATGGCTATCGGAGGACGTTGACCGCCAGGTCATCGCCGACCAGTGCACAGACGAGAATTTCGACTACTGCGAAGATCGGTCTCTCGATAGCGCGACAGCCGTCGCCGTTGAGGCATCCGTAGCCGCCTGATCGTTGCATCATGGCCCATCCGGGGGATGGGCCGGCAATGGAACGATCAGGCGAGAGAAAGGACTACGGTTGGCAACCGCCGACGAAGTGAACGGGCGCATGAACGCGCTCAACATGAACGAGGTTGAGGTTCATTTTCTCCTCGGCATCATCGGCAACCTGGCACCGGATGTACTCAATAAGGCGTTAGATGTGCTAGAGAGCTCTATAACCAAGCGAGACACCATCACCCGAGAGGAAACCAGCAATGGCTAGGCGCATCGTAGAGACGCTGATCGATGACACAGACGGCACCATTGCGTCCGAAACCGTCGTGTTCGCGATCGACGGCAGCTCTTACCAGATCGATCTCAGCGACCCCAACGCGACGAAGATTCGTGACGCGCTGGCTCCGTTCGTGGCTGTCGCGCGGACGGTTCACGGCTCGGCTACTCGCAGGGGTCGCGGTCGCACGGGTGCCCCCCATGCGCGGCTGAGCCGCGAGAAGAGTGCCGAGATTCGGCAGTGGGCCAAGAAAAACAAGATCACTGTCAGCGAGCGTGGCCGCATAGCGGCCCACGTGGTCAAGCAGTACGAAGCGGCTAATCAGGAGGGATGATCTCGTGAGTCTGATGGGCAATCACGGTTACGACCCGTCCACTGATCCCGGAGAGATCATGTCGAGCTACTACGACGCTGAGTACTTCGCTTGGACCGTTGATGAGGCGACTCGCCTCATCAACGACAACGACTGATCGTTGCACCATGACTCATCCCTCCTATCGGGGGCGTGCACGGTCGCAGACCGTGAATGCCAGTGATTGATCACCTAGTGACGATCACCGGAGGGGATGAGTCTGCAATGGAGTGATCAGCGCTCGATCGCCCCACACACAGCAAACTCAGCTCACGCAAAGGAATCCCCCCATGAACTATGACCCGTCCGGGCCGGGGAAACATCGGCTGCCGCCGATGCCGCCACCGCCACCACTGCCACCGGTCGCGATGCCTCGCGTCGAGGTGGCTCCTGTGAGCCAGATCCCTCCCCCTCCCCCCGAGAGCGGATTGCGCATGCTGGTGCTGGGCGTGGCTCTCGGCGCGATGGCCGCCGGCGTGCTGGGCTTCGGCATCGGACTCAAGGCCGGCGATGGCAGCGCGTCAACCGCGTCTGCCTCGATCGTCTCGGCTTCTCCGACTCCCAGGTTCACGCCTATCCCTGCCCCCTCGCCGACGCCTTCGGCTTCGTCCACCAGGCAGCCGACCAAGGCTGATGTTCGCCTGGAGGTTGAGGAGACCCGTCGTCAGTGCTACGAGGTGGCGGGCTGCAACGTGTCTTACACCTTGGATGTCATCGTCAAGGACAAAGCCCTGTTCGACCCTGACACCACGTACGCGATTACCTACCGCGTCAAGGGCGCACCGTCGCCCATCCTCGGGACTATCACTCTGGTAGATGGCCGTACTCCGATCGTGGATGAGTCCACGATGGGTGTACGGGTCGGTGGCAAGCTCACCGCGATCGTGACGAAGTTGCAGGCCAGGTGATGCCGGACTGGGCTTGGATGATCGGGCTAGGCGTCGGTGCAGCCCTGGTGTTCATCGCCGGCATCGTCGTCCTGGTCCTGGTGCTCACGCGCTGACTTGTCCATCCGTGGCCACACCTCCGGAGGTGTGGCCATCATGGAACAGTTAGACGAGAGGAAGGATGACCATGGCAAGCGCCATAGCAACCGTCAGCTCTGCCGCTGACGATCCGCAAGATTGCCACTGGTGGGATGGCGACCGCTACGAGTGCGACTCTAAGTCAACCTACATCGTGGAAACGCCAGACACGGCCGAGGCCGGCGAGGCGGGCAAGCGATGGTTTGTCTGTGACAAGCACGTGCATACGGCGCTCTTCGAGGCGAGAACATACCTCTTCACCGGTCGGTGATAGCTGCGTCCTGGCGCTCCCGTAACAGGGAGCGCCTTTGGCGCGATGAACCTAGATGCGGGCTCGCTCCCCGTGTCACAACCGAATACAAACGCTCACGCAAAGGGGGGACGGGCTATGCCCTTCCTTGAAATTCTGCTGTGCCTGGTCGCAGTCCAAGAGGTCGTCTTGGCTGTCCTGGCGATCCTCTACCTTCGTCGCGAGAAGCGCGACCGCGAACACACCGCTCATCTCGCCTGGAGTGCTGGACGCCTGTCGGCTCTGGAGAAGGCTGTCGCTGACCTCAAAGCCGAGATCGCCCTCTGATGGACGGGCAAGAGGAACACACACGCATCCTGTTCTGGGAACGGTCCCTGTGCATGGGCCGGCCGTGTCGCATGTGCGAACAGGAAATGTTCTCCTGGCACGACATCAAGGGCATGACCTGGGAGCTCTGCCAGAACTGCGACATCGCATGAGCCGGCCACCGGCCAGCGCCCTTATCACGGTCGCGGTGATGGTCGTGATTGTGGTCATGGTCGCCGTGCCTCTAGCCATATCGGCCGCCGAGCTGCCCCTGTGGCTAGACCTTCTAGCCAGGTGGGCTTTCTGCCTCCGCTTTGGCGTCGAGTGTGGCCATGCACTGATCAATGCCGCGGATCGCGGCCAGCAAGGAAAGCGGTAGGGGGAGACGCATGGGAACGGACAGCCACCAGACGATCACACCGGCACAGCAACGAGGCATCGACCGCTTCGGCGAGGTCATCGCGGAGTACGCGCGGATGAAGGGGGTAGATGGGGATGCCCTCCAGTTGGGCGCCCCCGACCTGTACGCGGGTCTGATCGCCGATTCCCTACACTGGGCCAACCGGGAAGGCTTTGACGCCATCCTTGCCATGGGCGAGGCTTACCGCCTCGCTGAGGAAGAACGCGCCGGCGAGTGATCATGCGCTCTCATCATCTGGGAACTGGCGAGCCTGGTCCTGGGTGGTGAAAGCGTGTGATCGGTCTCAATGCATCGGTTAGGAGGGGGCATGGATAATGATCTTGTTACTCAGGCTGAGATAGCCCAGCGGTATGAAGTGAACAAGCGGGCCGTTGGCCGCTGGATTCAGAAAAAGGGTTGGCCTAGGACGTATTATGTAGAACGCTCTGGCCATACTCGTAAGGCGTACAAGTGGGAAGACGTTCAGTCGTTCTGTCGCCTGCATGGCCTGCCTAAGAGGATAGTCTCTGACCAGGTGTAGCGCTCACACCTGCCGTAGTGTTTTGCGAATCGCTCACGCGTGAGGATCTTCCGATTCTCCCATAGTGAGCGCTTGGAACAGCCGCTCACGCAAAGGTTTCATTCATGGGTTGCAGGAAATTCAAGGGTGAGGTTTTTTTTGATGACCTCACCGGGGAGACGCATCTCCCCGAGGAATTGGAAGAGCTCGTTTTTGCCTTTGATGGCCAGGCTTTGGCCATTCACCTGGACGACGACAATGCCGCCGCGTTCCGCGCGGCCATGGCGCCTTTCGTTGAGGCCGCTCGGCCTACGAG